CATACTCTCCCATCATCCTTCCCCCTTTGAGTTTGCTTCGCCGGAGCCATCTCCATGTCCAGCCCAGTCTCTGCCGCAGGATACCCAGCCTTCGCCATCGCCGAAGCGTTCTCCCCAGCCGGATCCCCAACCATCGCCACAGCCCTCTCCGTCGATCCATCCGTAGCTTAAGTCTCCGTCCTTGCCGCAACCGCCTCCGTCACACTCTTCCATCATCCTTCCCCCGTTGAGTTTGCGGCGCCGGAGCCTGCGCCGTAGCCCCAGCCGTCGCCGTAGCCTGAGCCGTCGCCGGAGCCAAAACCGGAGCCGGAGCCGGATCCCTCGCCGTCGCCCCTGCCGTCGCCGTCGCCGGAGCCGGAGCCCCAGCCGTAGCCAAAGCCGTAGCCAAAGCCGTAGCCGGAGCCGGAACCATCGCCGTAGCCGGAGCCCCAGCCGGATCCCCAACCATCGCCACAGCCCTCTCCGTTGACCGTGCCATAGCTTAAGTCGCCATTGTCGTTGCCGTAGCAGTAGCCGTAGCCGTAATAACTTTTTTTTTCCACCTTCTGCCCTATGTTCCGATGTTGAGATATCCTATCGGATAGCGTAGGATTCGAACCCACGGAGGTTTCCCCCTCTTGTTTTCAAGACAAGCGCCTTAGGCCACTCAGCCAGCTATCCATCGGAAGAGGTAGGATTCGAACCTACGGAGCTCTCGCCCTCCTCGTTAGCAACGAGGCGCCTTAGGCCACTCAGCCACTCTTCCATTATTGCTCCCTCTAAGATATGAGGGAGCATATTGAAAAACCTATTCCGCTTTCCATACAGGAACAGCCTTGATGCTGGCAATAGCCTCTTCACGACAAGGAATAACCTCAATGATTTCTGTCAGTATTACCTCGTCAACTTCACAGGGAAATTTGCAGTCTTCAGGACATTTTGTGCCTTCCATCGCAAGCTGAGACAAAGAAGCTGCGCCGCTCCATCTCCAAATACGACGGGCATTCTTGACTACTCCTTCTTTCCCGTTTCTCTCAACAAGTGTTCCTGCGAAAACGCCAGCACTGTATGTTCTTACCATGCAATAGCGGCCTTCATTATTTTGTTCTGTCATCATTTTCTCCTTTGTTTAGTTGATGATACATTGGTTCGGGCAACGCTGCCCATGATATTATATGTTCTCTGTAGCAATGATCAAATTCCCATTCCTTCCTATATATGCGCTTATCCTCTTCTTCTCCTTCGAACACTTCTTTGTATGTCCACTGTGAGACGTCTGAATAGTGAAGTTGTAGTTGTTCAAAAAAAGTAACCTTGCTCCTTGCTCGATAAATAGTTACGAGATACTTTCCGCTTTTCTCTGGCAATTTGTCGTTAATGTCTATCCATTCAATCATCCATTACCTCACCTATCTTTTTCCTTTTCCAGTTGAAAAAACCATATACATGCATCGCCATGGATATGAAACACGAGATTACTCTTTCACTGATCCTATCCCAGAGAGCCTAGGAGGGATTCTATTCTTCTTTCTGGGCTCTCGTTTCATCGTCATATATTGTTTGTTCGTCGATAAAACAGACGTAACCTTTTTGAAGCATCCGATGTTGTACTTCGTATGGACTTTCTTTCATGGCATCGGGCAATTTTTTGTATTCTTCCATACCATTCGCAGGGATAATAATGCTTATTTCTTGATGCTGGGGGCCAAGAAGTCGCTTTATTGTTTCGTTGACATCGTCAATGGAAAGTTCGGTTATTGTGTGTTTGTCTTTGCAGGGTACCCACTCACTCATCTTTCACTCCAAAATATCTGCCATAGAGCAGGACGCAGCGCATTTACCACTGCGCACATAGCTCCTCCCATTGCCCAGCGTGTTCTCTTCTTATGCATGTCCATGAGTCGCGCAATTCTTTGGATCGACTGCTCGTGAATTTCCACCTGTGCCTCAATAAACTGAAGACGCCCTTCGAGTGCTTTTCCATAACTTCTACCACCGACGCTTACCCACTCACGCATCTTCAATCTCCTTGCATTTTTTGACAAAGAGGACATAGTCCTCCACAGTATCTACCTGTCTCATTGTCGAACTCCATGACGGCATCATCAGACGACGATATGCATCCGCATCTTCGGCACTTGATAGCGATAACGAGCTGGAATTTGTCCGGCCCTCCGGTTTCGCACTGCGGGCATGGTTCGTTTTTGTTAGGCGAAGGCCAGGTACACCCATGCTTTGAGCAGTAAGCGATTTTTGGTGGTTCACTCATCTTCTACCTCCAATGGTAACGGCTTAGGCTGCCATGCAATAACTTCTTTGCTTATATGCCGTTGATTGAAAATAAACCACCTTCTTGGTTCATGATCATATAGATACGGGGTGTCTTCAAGATACCCCTCTACTGTTTTATATTCATTATAACTATCTTCATCTTCCTCATCTCTAGGATAGTCGATAACGGTTAATAGAACGTCTTCACCTACCTTTGGCAATCTCTCATCAACGCTTACCCACTCACTCATCTTCTGCCTCTATATATGTCTCATCAAAAATATCTTCACGACACGGATAAAACTCTCCCTTTATTCCTTTGATGATATAATCATTTTCTTGTGCCTTCAGCGTGCCTTCGAGAGTATGGATATCGAGACCTATAGCGTTTTCTTTTCCTATCGTTCCCTTTATTTTCCTGCATCCATCATGAGGCAATCCAATAAAATCACACATCTGTTGCCATGTATCCCAACGTAACTGTAGAGCCTCTACAACAAGTGGCTTTTTTCGATATTTTTTCACCTCTGTCTTTTCTGGCAACTCATCCTCAATGCTTATCCACTCACTCATCTTCTGTCCCTTCTTTTTCTATCCTTATAAATAAATCCACGATCTCTGGCCATTCCTCAAGATCTTCATCTTCTTCCTCTAGCCATTCTTTGATAAGAGCAGTCAAAGGATGATATTTAGGAGCTTTTGGGAGCGGCATCCAGTGTGTTATTTGTGATATAATTATATTGTGACATTCCGAATAACATGGATCATCCCATCCTCTCTTTTTACACCAGCTCATACAATTCATTGCTCCACCTGCACAAACTAAAACCCAGGAGTTGTCCTGCGGCATTTTATCTTTACAGAGTATCCACTCAGTCATTCACATCCCTCCCAACTATCAACTCCCGCTGCTCTAAGTTCATTGAGATATTCCTGATATTCACTGGATTTGATAATCATCTTTTCGTCAACAGGACACTCGACAAGATTCCAGTCGGTAGCATCCAAAACATGGTCATAGCATCCGTCTCCGCAAGCATTAATAGCCATGAAAGATAGCACTCCTTCATCTCCAGAAAACTTAGATGACTTGCTAGCAGATCCTACGACTACTCGCTTGCTCTCTCCTAAACGTAAATACAACGGCACGCCAGTAGGTGGCTCTTGTTTTTCTATACTTACCCACTCACTCATCTTCAGACTCCTTTGGTTTTAATTCCTCGATAACTGGCATGAACGACTTCACTTCCCACCCACGCCTTTTCATTTCTAATACTTGCTCAGCAGCACATGCCATCATCTCTGTTATTTCATCTTTGTCTTCTTCGCATACATAGTACTCAAGAGAAACTTTGACGGTTCCGTGGAATTGTTTGGTGCTCATTATTTATTCCTTAACGGATGGTTCTTTTTTGTTTTTTCGTCAAAATACCAACCGCGTCGTTTCCAAAGACTGTTTATTTTAGGATATTTCACTGTCCACCTCTATACGGTTCTTTGCCATTGAATGCCTTCTTCTCCATCCTCTCGACCTTTTCGCATATCTCTCTTGTCGTTTGTTTTGTATATGTTCGGTTGTTTTTGCGACTCCTAAGGATTTGATCGTCTCTAGGAGCTTCCGTATTCTGTTGTTGTTGAACAGGGTTCATATCTATACCTATGGGTTAAGGTGGAAAAGGACAGTTATGCAACAGTGAGTTTTCTTTGTCAATAAAAAAACCACGATCCGAAGACCGTGGCGGGGATTCCCCTCAAAAGAATGAAGACAAGAGAGTGACTATTTCGTGAGGTTTTTCCTCATTGACGAACGCACCTTGCTTTTGACACGAGAATCAGCCGCATCGAGCTGAGGCTGCGTATCTTTGTAGTATCCTTCCTGCATGACATAACCCTGCGTAGGATAGGTCTTATGAACTACATTTTGAGGCATATTTGCTCGATCATTCTTCGCCATTCCGAAACCGGAACGTTTTTCGCCATAATATTTTTTTGCCATTGTTATCTCCTTGTGAAAACTCCAGCTGTCCGGAATTTCCGGATAGTTGGAAGGCTGTGTACCCCTAATCACGCGACCAGGATGTCAAATTCATCCTTGCATATGATATCTTTCATGGAAAGATCTTATATTATATCTCTGATCCAAGAGCAGAGAAGGAAGCTCTCATCGTATCAAGAGCCTCGACTTTCTCTTCCATGCCAGCGGCTTTGAGTCCTACCTGATTAGATTCTTCGACAGTCTCATCCTGAAGCCTCTTTGTTATATCAAGAAGCCGTTCTATCTGGTTGAGATCGAGCTCTGATATCTCGCGCATAGTCTTAGCTTTCGCAAGCTTAGCATCTTGGAGATCCTCGATAGCCTGAGCATGACGTGCATCGCTGAGACTCTCGCTCTCCGATATCCTTGAGATCCTCTCTAGTGCGAGAGACTGATACCCTGCGGCACTCGACTTGAGATCCTCTATCTGAGCCTTAAGAACTGAGAGTTGCATCTCTTCCTGTTTCTGCTGCTGCTGTGTTTGTTGCTCTTCGATCTTCTTCAGCTTTTCTACCATATCTTTCTTATCAACGAGAGTGGATGCTTCAACCAACATCTCTGCTGTAATAGGAAGCCCTGTCTCTCGAAGGTGTAGCATCTGTGCGAACTGCATTTGCCTTTGAGTTGCTGTGTTGAGACCGTCCTCAACTTCACTATCGTATCGCATGAATGACTTGTTGCGGAACTGAGGAGAAGGTTCTTCTTCGATGATACGTTGTATCTTTCCCGGACGGAAATTGCACTGGATCATATCAAGCATGACATTCCCGAGAAGTTTCTGTGACATATCAAGTTGATCATACAGCTTTTGAAGCGTTGTGAGACCCGCTCCCTGACGTAGCATTGAAAGGATGCCCGCTTTATCGTCATCAGCAGAACCGAGCAGTTCTTCATTGACACCTGATATCTGCATGATCTCGTCACCAAGAGCCTGCGAGAGCTGCATCATGGTAGGAGGAATGACCGGAGCATTGATGCGCTGAACATCTGTCATCTCAGCTTCGGCCTTTAGCGCGAGACCTTTTCCCTGTCCTGTGAAGAATACATCATTAGGATCAACAAGAGAATCCTCCTTGTACACCCATCCGCTATTAACCTGCGATTCGAGGATGTCGAGCTCGATAACCTTTCGTCTGTTGTAGAGGAATTGACTGTCTCTGAGCCCTCTTACCACTCCTTGCACTCTCCATGGGAAGTACGGGAGATCAGGTTCATAGTACGCAAAGACAGGAACAAAGGGGTAACGATCCATCGGGCGCATCTCATGACCGTATGGGTTCGGCCCATCGTAGAATACTCGGTTGTCTACCATATAGACGAGACGCACAGTTGGGATATAGTGATCTCTTGCAATGCGATTGTCATCGAGAGCAAGGAATTCCTCGAGGTCTTCATCGGTACCGTAATACTCCATCGTATCACCGGTCTCCACATCTTCAACTATTTTCTGTTTCCTCGTGTCTACATACCAGTACTCATCGAAAGCAATAAGATTTGTCATGCTGTAGTTGTAGGATTCCGCCATAAACTGGAACTTCCCGTCTCTGTTCCCCCGTGGATTAATACCGTCTATCTCCTCTTCCCTCCCCGGAAATATAGCCTTCAATTGCTTCTTGCTCTTCCACATACGTCGCCATACGAAATTACAGTCTGTCAGGTCAGTTTTGCGGAAGAAGGGATCGATCAGATAGCCATTGTATGGGACATTATCAACGCAGACATCTCCATTGACTGAATCGTGACGATAATCCATCCAACATGAAAGAAGACTCATGCCTGTAGTGACTGCCCCCTCGAATGCTTCGCTAATTGTCTCCAGTACGTTGTCTCTCCTAACAGCCCAGAACAAAGTCTTAGACAGCTGGTTGGCTGTTACTTCATCGCTGTTCTCAATTGGGATAACTGTCATGGATTTGCGGTTCTTCCGCTGGTGTCCGGTGATCATGTTAACGATGCGGCGAATGCGATTGAAGTTGAACGTTTGTTTCCGCATCGCAGGCATATTGCCGTAAAGGTCATTCCATAACTGTTGATCTCCCGCCTTGAAACGAGCATCAATGTCAGCCTCAGCCCAGAAAGCTTGATTGATGGTCAACGCCTGAGTGTAAGCTTCCTCCATCATATTCTTGACGTCGTTATTTCCGCCATCAACATAATAGTTGTCATTTAGAAGGGGAGCCATAGTCATAATCGACCTCTTATTAAGTGCTGTAGTAATTCTGCGAGAAAAATCCGGGAAGACGTGGTCCGTTATTCATAGATGTATCGAATCTTTCCTTCAATGCCTGAGGAGTAAGACTCGACTGTCCTTTCGTGTAAAAATGCATCAATCCATACCTGTTTGCATCAACACCATGATCATTAACTTTCCGTGGCTGCTCCTTTCCTCTTAAAGCTGCTTTCTCATCCCATACATACGTTTCTATCTCTTTTCTTAAATGTTTGCAACAACTGCATATTTTCCAAGTTCCTTCAGTCATTAACTGAGACATGAATCTTATTCCTGACAGAACATCGTTGTTTGCATCCTGTATCTTTCCTATTCCTTTCTTGTGACACTCCGCGATGAAACTAGCGGCAGATGGGTCGATCCTAATCGATGATATCGGATAACCTTCAATGAACTTAATGAGATCATCCGCATACTCTGAGTCTGTCTTTTGCCTATTGTGTGCCTTTGAGTCCCATACATATTCTTTTTCTGTCCATAGGTTGGGATATCCATCTGGATCATAACCTATCAAAGCAAAGTAGGTGGGGTTCACAGTACCGTAGTCAATGCCGACGACGTATTGTTGAGATCTCTTGGGAGGAAAGTGGATCATGTGAAGATCTTCCTCGAAGAAATCAAAGATCGTACCTTCAGCAAGAACCCATAGTCCTTCGATAAATCGCTGATACCATAGACCTCTATACTCTGCCTTCAGGCTGTTCTTGTACTCATCAGAGAGCGCAGGATTGTCATCGAGGACAAAGTGAAAACGTGCGAGATCGAGCTCATCTTCTCTATCGAGATAGTCCGTCTTCATCCAGTGAAAGGGGCTGTCCGGGTTGGTAGTACAGAATAGCTTCGATCCTCTGACACTCAGACGTGAGAGTAGCATCTTGAAGAAGGGCTCTGGAATAAGCGTTCCTTCATCAACGAGAGCTCCCGCGAACGTAGCTCCTCGTATCTTTCCCTCTGCTCTATCGTCATTCGCTCCTATGACGTGTATCGTCCTGTTCCACAGCCTTATCTCTCTCTTGCCACTGTAGTATCTCACATCTGATCCAATGAGATGAGATAGCTCCGATATGACGTTTCTTTTGAGAGCATCTTCGGTCTTTCCTATTACACAGAAGTCTCCAATGATAGGAGACATGGCAAACTCAACAAAGCGAATGAGAGCGGAGAATGATTTTCCTGAGCGGACGGAACCTTCCCAGAAATTCAGCCTCGCTGTTGAGTTCTTGAGAGAGTGTCGTTGCTTTAGAGAGAGAGGCTCGAGCATTAAAGCTCCTACTCGGTTGGGTTATCGTCTTTCTTGCAATTCTCGATGAACTCTTTGATAGCACCCATGGACTTCGTGAGGCTATTGTGCTCTGTGGTCTTCAACCACGAGATGAGATCCTTGTAGTCAGGGTCATATAAAGCTTGAGACTTCATGTAAGTAGAATCGATGTTTTTGTTTAATCCGAGGCGCTCTCTTTTCATTCCTAGTAATACTTTTGCGCAATTTAAAGCTTCGGAAAAACAGCGGTACTTATTAGCCCATTCCGAAATGCATTGTGGGAATATATTATTTTGAAGACAGAAGTCGGCAATGTTCAGATCACACCACATATCGTTCTCGTCTCTGTGCGGAGGTTGTGCCGCCCATTCAATAATCTTTTCGCAATATTCTTCTACGTATTCTTTGGTGTATTTCCAGGGTCCATGTGGAGGCATTATTTCTCCTTTGTGATGTTTATCTTGTCTCTTATCAGCGATTGAATGGTTGATCCGTATGGAGCAGCAACCATTTCCTTTCTCATCAACAAGGAAATGAACCCAACCACAATTCTTGCACTTTACCAGTTCAAGGTTGTCGAGAGATGGATTGTGTGACTGCACCTCTTATCCCTTGGTGTAAATAACATTTCCCTTTCTCTTGGATACGATGGTAGGCTTTTTCTTTGCAACAGGCTTTTTCTTCTTCTTGCTCTTAGTAGTAGGCACTTGAAGGCCTGACAACTTCTTAAAAAGAGTACGTCCAGCTTGTTTTGCTGAAGGTTGTTTTTTTGCTGTTTTCTTAGGCATATCCGCGCTGTTTCCCTTTGACGATAGAAGAGCTCTTCTTCTTAGGAGTCTTCTTCTTTGTTGATGCTCTCAGTTCTTTCATATGAGCGTCTGCTTTGGCTTTGCCAAGTCGCTTCACTGCCTTTTCCTTGTACGCTTTCCTCTTTGCTGCCGTCGAT